CTGTTTGCGGTGCTATGTGCAGAGCGAGCACTGCAACGCGAGCGCAAGGCTGGTAGAGAGCCAGACCCGCGCAGTTGGGATGCGTGCCGCGTCGCCAGATTGCACGCCGACGGGCTGGAAACTGATGGTGCTCTGGACGCCGCCAGGGCCGCCGCCTGGGACGCCGCCTGGGACGCCGCCTGGGCCGCCGCCAGGGGCGCCGCCTGGGACTCCGCCAGGGGCGCCGCCGGGGCCGCCGCCTGGTACGCAGCCGAGTCCGCCGCCAGGGCCGCCGCCAAGGACGCCGCCTGGAACGCTGAGCGAAAATGGCAAGTCGCCAGGCTGCGACGGCTGATACGGACGGGGAGGTGAGTGCATGAGCAACAACTGCAAGAACACTTGCGACAAATGCAAGCACTTCCACCGCACGGGCACAAACTATCAGCGCGTGGTGTGCGGAGAATGCAGGCGGCATCCACCGCAATCCATCGGGGACATCTTCATGCGACCGCCGGTGACGGGTGAGGATTGGTGTGGAGAATTCGAGGCAACTGATGGTGACTGATTGCCGCGTCTGCGGAATCAAGATGCTTGTGCGGGCGAAGGCAAACCAGTCTCCCGGGTTCGATCCATTTTGCTGTTGGCGGTGCCGAGAGTGGTTCCGCTGGCAGATTATACGAACAAGGAGCATATGATGCGCAAGACGATCAAGTGCTGGTATTGTGACGGTGTCTGCTGTGATGCGTGCAAGCAAACCGGCGTCGTGTCCGTCGATGTGTACGACTACGATCCATCGGCAGACTACGGCCGGGAGTTGCTGATGCACGCCAGGTGTGGGCGCCGGACGCCCGGTGGCCTCGGGCCGGACAGGGACGAGACATGAAAGCAACGATTACCCCAGAGACTCACGCAGAGCTGATGCTTATCGTCAAGGCGCGCGACATGTACCTGGCCCTGGTGGGAATTGACCGACTGCTGCACGACCGAGAGCAGCACTGCGACGACGAAGAGGCCGGAGTTGCCCGCATGTTGCTGCTTGACACACTGGACGAATACGGAATCTGCCTGGACGATTTCGAGAACGATGCGCCGCTGTGCGAACTAACAGAGGCTCTACCAGCATGGTAGGCTGGGTCATAGTCAGGCGCGGCACCGCAACGGTGTGCTCTGCACTCGGCATAATGGGCAGCATCCTTGTAGACACAACGGCCGAGCTTGCAGAAAAAAGACTGCAAGACATCCCGCCGGACAGGCGCGGGAATTACAAAGTGCTGCCGGTCAGAGTGGAAGCACTTGCGGAGTGCGTATGGACGGACTCATCCAGCGAATGAACGCCGACAGAGAGCGGCGGCACCTGAGCCACGAAGAGCGTGGTGTGTGGTCTGCCGTCTTGCTGCGTGCGCTGAGAGACGCAATCGGGGACGGCACCAGGAGCGAGGCTGAAAGCCGTGCGCTTGTAAAAGACACGGGCTACTCAAGCGGGATTGCGTGGATTGAATCCGATGCGTGTCTGTGTATCTGTGACTCCCTCGGTCTTGACCATGCTCGCTTTGTGCGCCACGCGAAAAACCTGTGTACTGAGTACGCCAAAAAAAAAACAGGAAGGCATAAAGACATCGATCACTTCCTGAAGATGCACGTCACAGACAAGCTTCTTGGGCGCTGGATGAGTAGACTACAGTTCGATGCGCACATTGGCGGGAGTGCGTCGTCGAAGAAAAGGATCCGTCGGCGGCTGGTGGAAGACGGCAGGGGGGACGAGATGCCGGAGACTCACGAAGAGCATCGGCAGGCAATGAAGGCGATGAATGCCAAGCTGTCTGAGTACTTGCGCAGCAAGGGCGAAAAGAACCTGATGCTTCCATACCGCGACAACTTCGAGCGAGCGACATCCGAGCGGAATGCGTGCAAGCGCAAGCAGCGGAAGCAAACAGAGCAGATTGCGGAGTTTTTCAGTGGTGAATAGCAGAGACAAGGGCGTGCGGGGCGAGCGCGAATGGGCCGCATTCCTGCGCAAGGTGTTCGGTATCGTGGCCAGGCGCAGTCGGCAATACTGCGGAGACGCGGGAGACTGCGACGTGCTTGGTGTTGACGGCTTGTCCTGCGAGGTCAAGCGGGTCGAGGCTCTGAGTATCTACCCCGCCATGGATAAGGCGACGGCGCAATCCCTGCCCGGCTCGGTGCCATACGTGGCACACAGACGAAATCGCAAGCCATGGCTGGTTACCCTGCGAGCAAAGGACTTGCGGAGATTTGCGGAGGTATTCCTGGATGCCATCGAAAAAGTCAAAGACGACCGAAGAGAGTAAGAAGAAAAAGCCGATCTGCTCGCTCACCGAGGCGGAAAAAGAATTCGCAAGAAACCACTGGACATGAGCATCTGAATCTGGCATATCAACACTAGAGCGGAGGACAGAAGCCCGGCCGGGACTGGGCCTCGAATCCCTGGAGGTGGGTGATGGTTGATCGATACGAGTTGGTTGATCTTGAGTCCTGTGGTCAACCATGGCGAGAGATGAAAAGACGCCAAGACGGCGAATGGGTAACACATGACGACTATGCTGTCCTCGAAAAAGAGCTTGCCGATTGCAAGGCCGGACTCGCCCGGGTCAAGGCCGAGGTGCCTTGTCCGGAGTGCGACGGGACCGGATGGATCTACAACGCCTGGGCAAAGTGCAAAGCCTGCAACGGCACGGGGAAGCGATACCCGGAGGGAAAATGAACATCTACCCAGGCGCACTAGTCAAGTGCAACACCACGCACAGGCTCGGCAAGGTTCTGTGGTGCGAACGGCACAACCGCTACCGGGTGGCCTTTACCGATGACATCGAGTATGTGATGAGGCGATCCGGATTCGAGGTGCTCAAAAACCCAGAGCCAACCAAGGCGTGGGAGACGTGGGTCTGTCCAGAGTGCAAGACCATCAGACCGCCGATGGACCTCAAGACCGACGCCATGGTCTGTGCGCTCTGTGGATGGGTGGAGGGATACGATGCGCGATCTGATTGAGAAGCTTGCGGACAATCTGCGACTGGGCGGGTTTCAGGTGGGTGTTGGCGGGAAGCTGACCGTGCGGCACTACGCCACAGCCGCCGAGGTGCTCCTGGCGTACAAGGACGGCTGCACCGCAGACGTGGTTTTCCCGGATTCGTCCCTGCACCCGAGCAGGCGCGGCGAATTCGTCGACCACGTCCGCCGGAACGCCTGCATAACGCCGACCGATCCGGAGTCGCACAAACACGTCTCAGATGTGGCCGAGGCTTTCGAGCTTTGCGTACAGGGCCTTGAATGCGACCTCCGCAACTCCGACCGGCACGAGTGGTTTTGCGACGCTCTGAGCAAGGGGTTTTGAGATGACCAATGTAACACAGGAAGTTGAAAACATACTTGAGTTGTCCGGGTTTCACGTAGTCGTGTCGGTTGATGGAGACTTTCGCGGGACACACTGTCACGGGGCACCTGGCGAAATACACTACGTATGGGACATAGAGAAAACAATACTCTGCAACGTTACGTCCCTGAAATCCAACGACATGGACGGGATAAAGCGCACGCCTAGAGACGCAGTCGGGCTTGCGATTGAGCACGTCAGGCAAGAACGCGGGGAGTCCGATGGCAAGGCCGATGCCGACACGGGGGAATGGTGCGACGGGATGTCATCGTCAGAGCTTTTCAACAGAGCTCTCGGGTGGCCCAAATGAGCCGGGCACTGTGGTCTACTCTCGCACTCGTGAGTCCGTTTGTCGCTGGCCTGGCCTGCGGGTCCGGGTCCGATGCGTGGGCCGTGGTAGTCCCTGCTCTCTTTGGCTGCTTTTCCCTGGTAGTCTACACACTTATGGTCCGCGAGGACACGGTATACCACATGGAAGACGAGATCCACCGGGAACTAGGAAAACTTTACACACCTGTAAACGATTGTAAAAAGCACCAAAAACCGTAGCGTTACGCTACCATATTGCAATCGTTGCGCAGCACTCCGCAAAGATGTCATTACAATCCTGTTCGCGAATCACGTAAACCGTGATTATTACACATAATCGTATTTGGCACGGCGTGTGCAAGAGATATGGGCATGACAACGCCAACCAAAACCGAAAGGGTGGAAGCAATGAGCGTAAAAACCTACATGGTGGAATTCGCTGGCCGGAATCGGTATGTGGACGTGGACGGCTTTGACTCAACCACACCGGCCGAAGCAATCAGGCGCGCCCGGTCCTACCTGCTGAACGACCTGGAATTGTCCCCCCGTGACGTCGGCGAATTGGTGGCCTATCCAGAGGACCTGACCCGCATGCTGGTCAATTCTTTCGAGGACTGGATCGGCACAGAGTCGGAGGATCTGCTGGAGGACGGGGGCCTCGTCCGGGACCACCTGCGGACCGCTTATGACATGGGCCTGGACGTGTACAATGACGAAGACTGGGAGGCGGCCTGGGCCGAATTCGACCGATGCACCGGGCGGGGTTAGCTATGAACCCCGGAATCTGGCCACGAGAACAGCGACCCGCCGGCGTGAGCATGGCGCTTCTCATTGCATACGACGACGCTATCTACCGCCACATGCCTTTTCAGTCAGCGAGTAAACAGGTGCAGATCGCTGAATTGGAAATCGACCTGGCCTGCGACCTGATAGACACTGCCTGGTTTTCCGAGATTCGCTAGGAGTCCTTACTTAGTTCGTCATACAGGATTGCTCTCGGCTGTTCAAACGCTGTAATCTGCACCGGATAGACAAAGTCGATAACGTTTGCTGAGTAGGAGTCTGGCGTGATGCTGACCTCCATTTGTATATATGTTCCGGAAATCGTGACATCGTTCCAATACTGCGCCGGTATCGGAATCCTGAGCTCGACCGGAAAAGCCACCCCGTGTGGTTTCTCCGTAAAGTCTAGGTTGAAGTCCAGATTGTTCATTCCGTAGATCGAAACCTCGACATCCAACCCGGTCGACACCTTTTCCTTGTACGGCACGCCGGATGCGGTGGCCGTGTTCGCGGAGCTTTCGCCGGTCAGCGTTTCCCCATCTTGGTATCGGCCATTCAGACCAGATACATACAGGATATTATTTGTTGTGTCGTCGTACCTACAGATCCCAGTAGCGCCGCTCGTTCCGCCGGTCACGGTTTCCCAGGTGTCGTAGCCCGAGAAGTTCCCTGTTCCGGTGTAGTCAATCGCCCACCTGTCGGTCTGGTCTGGCTTCCGCAGGAGCATCCTCAGCACGATTTCCCGACAGCCCCTCGACACATACAGCGGAAAGTAGTCATCATACCCGGTTGTCGTGTCGTTGCTAGTGCATGCTGCCGCATCAACAAGCATGTAGTTATTCAAAAGGATCTTGCCCTGCCTGGTCCATATCTGGTCTAGAGTGTCTTTGATGTTCTTCACGTTGCTGGATAACAGATCGTCGTTGCTCTGCACCTTCATTTTGGACGGTAGCCGATAGTCGATGTCTGATGAAGATATCGGGTGGTCGTACATCAGGATGCCAGACATTGTGGAGTCCACCGTGGTGGTGTCGTGCTTTGCGTCTATCCTGACTTCGTACTCTGTTTCGTCAGAAGAAAGCCCAGACAGGGAAAACGACATCGGGAACCAGGTTGGGAACGCAGTCGTTAGCGCAACCGTTGTACTCGTGACTTCTGCGCCTCCAATCGCCCACAGCGAAATCCGAGCGTCCCCCGCCCCTGCCGACACACCGCCGCGATAGATTCCGTCAATTTGCGTTATGCCAGCTGCCTTCCTTACTACCCAGCGACCGTGTCTATCTTTGTTTGCTGAGTACGATGTACCAACAGACTGCACCGGCTCCTCAGTGCAGAAGTTCATTATGTGCGCCTGTGATACGCGGTCAACATAGCACGCCTTGATGTTGTCGTGTAGCAGCTTTGATACGCCTGCCGAATATGGGTAGTCGTCCTCGCCCAAGACGTTTGACCCACCATTGGTGGCTCGGTAGGTAGGCGACATCCTAGCAGACCCAGGCTCGAAGATCGAAACAGACTTAATTGTTGCCTGCACTGCAGTTCCGCCCGCGATGAATGCAAGCCGCAAATATGATGGCTTGTCCCCTGATGGCGTCTTGTCCGGCGCCGCCTGCACGTTGACAGACACCCAGTGGTACGCAAGCGACTGCACGTCCTCCTCGACATAGTTGCCACGCTCTGTGGTTGCGATTAGGTCAAGGGCCTGGTTGACATCGGTCAACATGTAAAGGTAGATCCGAATCCATCCGGCTGCCCCGGTTACTATTCCGGTTGTGTCTATGTCGATCCCGATTGCTTTCTGCGTGTTCGCTGGAACGTCGATCACAATGTTGCGGTTGTTGCTGTCGCTGTTGTAGTTGTAGATCCGATTGGTCATGACTCGCCTGCTGTGTGAGTAGCAGTATAGCGTGTTGTTGACCATCTGGGCTGCCTCTCCTGCCGAGTCAACCACGACGCCATTCCGTAGGTTGTTTACTGATATGGTGTCATATTGCGCGTAGCTTTTCCGCTCTCGCTTTACGTCCACAACTGTATATGATGGCATGATATCCTCTCCGCACCCGCTACTGATACTTGAAAGCAGAATCGCTGCCAGCGCCAATAGTGTGATCGGCGTCTGCCATGTATACCCACGCCTCCTGCTGTCCGCTGGTCGCCAACAATGCACCCGGCAGTCGGGTCGGTTGTGAAATTGCCGTCAAGGTCGAGATATTTGTTGGTCGTGTCGATTGCTTCAATGGTTAGAACCTCTGGCGGGGATGTTAGTTCGTCATAGTCGGAAGCCAGCACCATGATTTTGTCGCCTACGGAAAAGTAGTCGACATCAGACTCGCCATACTTAGAGTAAACTCGATCCTTGAGCGTGATGCGACCCTTGCCCGCACCCGCGCCATCGTCGGCATATGCTGACACCGCGCCGCTTGGCGTGCGCCTGCCGTACTTGTTGTCGTGTACCCCGATTTGCCACAGCGTTAGGTTGACGGTTCCCGATGTCGGGTCTGGCGTTCTGCCGACAACCTGGAAAAACTCCGTGGTCAGTCCACGCTGAGATGTGCGAAGGTTGGGCAAGTCTTCGTGCGTCAACGTTACCGAGTCTCCGACGTTGACCTTGATGTCCGAGTATGGGCAAGTGACAGACACAATTGGGCACGGGTACAGAGCAAGGCGGTCCCATAGTGTGGCTATGAATCGCTTGATGGTAGCTGGGACCTTAGGGCTCTTGTGGTCAACTCGCTTCATTGCCCGATCCGACATGTACAGAGTTGAAAGCTCAAGCTCAACAGTGCGCCCGATGTCCTTATACCACTCGTTGCTTGATTCGAAAAACACATTCACATCGGAGGCGTACTTGTCTTTGCACGGGTGCTTGTTGCACCTGATTTTGATTTTGGAAATCGGCGGCTTTCCGCTCGTCCAGTCTGGTAGCATCTTTGCGGACAGGTGGTCAGAGTCAAGCGCTGTCAGTGCGCTGATGCTGTTTTCGATCCGGGCTTCCTCGTATGTGGGCAGGTATGCCAGGCTGATTTTCCCGTCGTATGTCTCAAAGGGAAACACCTGTAGCAGCCTGAAGATGTTTTCCTCCATGAAGTCCTTTGCACTGGTTTCCTCGGAGAGTGCGAAGTCAACCACGCACGACCCGAAATACTTGTCCCGCAGAGTCTCGATTGCAGTAACATCCACGTAATCAGACGACAGACCAAGGCCGAAGCCTTCCGGCAGCGTGTCGTATGCCCCATTCGCCCCCTGTGTTCCTGATGACATCAGCAGCTGAAGCACTGCATCAATCGCGTTATTGCGCGGTCTGATTTCGTCGTTGTACTCGTCGATTGACGCAGACACGCCACCGCACGTTATGGCTTCAGCATCCTGGAATGTCCCTACGGTTTCGATAACAATCAACCTGCCCGGGTCCGTCGTCTCTGTCGAGATAACCGTTGCTGTTGCGCCGGATGTGCCGCCAGTGATTGTGTCTCCGACCGCAAACGTCCCGCCAGCAAGCGTGTCGTAGTCTATTGAGTCGTAGCGCGGGAAGTCGGAATAGTCTGCACTGGTGCATATACAGGCAAGCCGAACGTCTGCGTTTATCTTGTGCTCTTGGATAAATGCGCCAAGAACAATCGGCTCGGGTGTTTCTGCGCCAAGCTCTCTTGTCTTTACGCCAACCGCAGCAGCGCCCGGGCCGCTGTACCAGTCTGGTGGAAGCTCGTACTTGTTCAGCAGCTCTGCCATCATGGATCTGTTGTGAGTGCATGACATCGTGCGAGCCACGTCTTGCGGGTAGCTTTTTTGGCTGCTGTCCTGCTCGTTCATGTCAAGACTAGCAGACCCTCCAAGAAACAGCGCCTGTGATGTTGTGCTCTCGTTGATTGCCAGATCCTCTTTGTTGTCGTAGTGTATCAGCTCATCGTCTATTCTGACGTTGCCTGAATCAGGGAATTCATCGGTCGAATCTACGCATATCCGATTGACGGTAAAAGCATCTGACGTTCCGTCGCCAAGGATAAATTGGTAGTGCCATGCGTAGCTTGATTCGGAAGAGTAGCCCGAGCCACCGCCGGCAGTGCTCGCGTATTCATGAAGATCGGACAGATTGTACTCTCCGCCCCAAAGTGGCAGCTCGTTGATTTGCGTCGTCGGTTGCTTTGCGACAAGCTGGCGTGCAAGTGCTTTCATCAATCCGGAGCAACTAAATGTATATGTGCGCCCGTTCGGGTCGAGCCGGTAGTCATCAATCCAGCCGCGGGTCTTGATTGCTTCCGACTCTGCGCAGCCGATCCGGTTCTCGTAGATTGTGACCTCGCGGGTCTTGACGAACGGAACCTTTGTTGATACGTTGCGCCGAACGACTGCGCCATTCTCATCCAGGACGCTGTGTGCTGATGCAGTAGATCCATGCGCCCCGCGCGTCGTTACATCCAGTCTATATCGAACGATGTTGAATCTGGTTGTTGCGTCAACCGGCTCTGGCAGGTGCTCACTGAGCGTAACAACATCATTAGTCGCATCGAAGTCATACACCCAGCGAACTAGACCAGAGTTTGTCCCGGCCGTAAATTCTACAATCGCACCATTCCAATAGTCGTCTACCTGGGTGAGCGCCGCGCACTTTATCTCGTTGGTTGGGCTGGATAGGCTGTATTCTGTGGTTGCATCACACGCGGCAGCCATTGGCGTCTTCCATGTATACGTTCCAACGCCAGACACATCATCATACGAAAACCCGGTAATCGTGCGAACCTCTCCGCTGTTTGTGTGCCCGCCTCCACCAGTGCATGTCAGCGTGCATCCAATGTACCTTCCGAACTCCGTATTATCAGACACGCTCGGGAATGCCGTGTCGGTGATTGACGACGCAGTGCCCCCGGTTGCAGTCAACCCTGTCGCAATCGTTGCGCTCGGTGTGTTCGTGTTGCTGGAGTTCGTAGTCTTGCCGCTATAAACAATCGTCTCGCGGTCGATGAAGATTGTACCGGACGATGCAAAGTCGGAGTAGTCCTCGACCGGCACGAAGGTGTCCGTTGCGCTGATTGGCCCGGTCAAGTACGTGCGGTCAAATGGTGTATCGGAGACGCTGATCAACTCCGTGATGTCTCCGTCTTTGTCGTGCAGTGAAAACGAATGCTGCGGCACAGAGCAAGAGCCGTTTACCGGGTCCGCAGTCTGCCCGCCAATGGCTGGGACAGACGCAAGGTGTGTGCCGAAGGTCTTACCGCCAAAGGCGTCAAATTCTGCGTCGTCTCCAGCATTCAGCATACCATACCGAGTTGGCAATCCCTCGATGTCGACCCACCAATAAGGCTTGTTTGCCTTGCGTGCGTTCTCGGTGTCGAAGGTTGTCATGGTTGTTTGACCGCTTCAAAGCCGAAGGAGTAGTATGCAGAGCCAGGCGAGAACCTTGCGAACCCGCCAAGCATGTCGTCGTCTGCGCTGGCAAGGACGACGTAGTTGCCACGATCCGTCCAGTTGCCGAAATCATGATCGTGTGTTCCGTCCAACTCGTATATGGTAAACGGTGTACCAGCCCATGCTACTTTCCAAAACGCCTCAAACGACGCATTTGTCGCAGATTCTGACTCAAGAAAAAGCGTATCTGGAATGTTGATGTATTCTATTCTGCGCTTGCTGTGCGTCGCCCAGGTAGTACGCGAAGCCTCTCCGCTTACAGCGACAAAGGTTTCCGGCCCGCGCAGCCATGGGCGGTCCTCGCTGTCTTCTCGCGGGAGCTTGGCCGGATACCAGCCGTACATGTGCTGACTGTCGCCTGTGTGCTCTTCAAGGTTGCTTGTGTCTGCTGCGTCGGAATGGCCAATGATTGAGCCGAAGTGTGTGTCTGCGTTGTCCGATCCGTGCGTGCCGGTTTTCCACATGATAATAAAGGAGTCGTCGGACGACAGATTGATGTACCCGTTGTATTCAAGCCGTGCAACCATTGTGGCGTGTGCAGCTGCTAGCTTGGTTTCAATCTCAACCACCAAGTCAAACATGTTGTCATAGTCACCAGTGGTCAAGCTTATGTTTTCTTCGCCGCCACCGTTGTAGTTGATGTCAATCCACTTATTGGTGTCATCGATTGTGATCTGTGTCAGCAGCGCAAAGTTATCAGCCATAGCTACAGGCTCCTATCGGTGCGGCCCGGGTTCTGCGCTTGGTTGTGCCGCTGCACGCCGTCTGCGAATATGCGGTCCGCGTCGCTGGCTAAGACCTGGTGGCCGGAAATGAAAAAGTTATACACCGGCCTGGACTCTTCTTTTGACTTCTCGCCTTGTTTGTTCTGCATGAAAGACGACGTACCGCCTGCTTGGGAC